AAAGGACAAACCGCACAAGGTAAAGCAGATGCTAAACCTAAAGGAGATGGGGGGGAGCAAGGACAGCAAGCTCCACCGCCAGAACAAAAATTAAGTGGTACTGAATTAAAATCCGATGCGGAAGATAGGGTAGCAAAAGAAAGAAAAGCTGAAGAACTGAAAGCCGCATTAGATAATGAAATTAAATCGTTAGGTAAAGAAGAGCAGGAGTTTATCAACAATGGTGAGCATAAAAAGGGTTCTAAATTTATGAACTCTTTAAAAGATGGTTTAAAGAAAGTAGCCGATACTAAAGTTGTTAAAGCAATCGGACATGTATTAGAACACAAAAAACAAATGCTAAAAGGTGCATATGATGCGCATAAAGCATTATTTAGTGGACAAAAAGTTGGTTCTACTAAAAATAAAGAAACGGGTGAATGGGAATACTCGGATGAAAAAAGAAAAGAGCAAGTAAGTCATGTAAAACATTTTTATAAAGATTTAGCCCTTTTAGTGGGTAGTGTTGTAGTCGGTGGTGGATTAGCGGCTGGTGCAAAAGCATTAGCAGCAGGTAGTGGTATCGCTGGAGCCGCTTCGGCGACGGTTAGTGGCGCCGTTGGTGCGGTTACGCATGGTGTGGGTGGGTTTGCCGCACATTTGGGTAAAGATGCGGTTAAGCACGTTGCATTAGAATCTATGGGATTGGGTGGAGTACAAGCCGCAGCTGGTGGAGCAGGGTTGGCAGGAGTAACAATGGGATTATTAGAACTACGTTCATTAGTTGGTGAGGAGGAGGAGGAAGAATTTAATTCCGAAAAATATATTCAGAATATAATCAACAAAATGGCAGAGAAAATGGAAACATTTGAAATGTCAGATGAACAATTATTACAATCTATCAAATCATATAGACAAGGTAAAGATTTGGGAGATTTAGTTAAAGAGGATGTAAATGTAGATGTTGATAAAGGTGATGAGGTTTTAATGGGTAAGTTTAAAAATAAAAAAGTTACCGTTAAAGATATCGGAACTGATGACCACGGAATGCCAACAATCAATGGTAAACAGGCAACCACATTCAGAACTGTAAATGAAATTAATAAAGGATTTTTCAAAGGTAAGATTAAAATCGGTGGACAGCCTGTTGATGTAGAAGTTGAATTAGTAGGAGCAGATAATAAAAATAGAGAGTTTGTTACCAAAGTAATTGTTATAGATAAAACATATCAAAGTAAATTACCAATAGGTTCTACATTACCAATACCCGCTAGATTATTTAGACATGGTGGTTGGGTAAAAGTTAAAGTTCCATCCGCTTTTAACGAAGTTGGTTCAGGCGATTGGCACTACAAAGCAATTATGAAAATGTGGGATAAAGCTGGTACATTTGGTAGAAAGAAAATTGGAGCAGCTGTATGTGCAGACCCAAACGCAAACAGAAGAGAAGTAGAGAGAAGTTTAAGAGATACGGATTATGAGGAAATAACCGATATGTCTGTTAAATTGGGATTATTAAAAGAAGAAGTTCCAGCTCCAGAGCAAAAAAAAAGTAAAGCTCAAATCATAGGCGAATTTATTAAATTTGCAAAAGATAGATTATCTTTAAACCGATTACCATTTCAAATAAAATTAATAAAGGATAACGAATTTGCTACTACATTTAAATCATATGGTGGGTATGACCCAAATACGGATGAAATTTATGTGTATGTATCAAATAGAAGTATGCCTGATATTCTTAGAACATTAGCGCATGAGTTGGTTCATCTTAAACAAAGACAAGATGGTGTAATAGGTGGGGTTGAAGATGGTGAAACAGGCTCCGATGTAGAAAACGAAGCAAATGCAGCTGCTGGAATCCTATTAAGAGATTTTGGTAGAAGAAATGGACACATTTACGAATCTAAGCAAATGATTAATGAGGGTGGTGCGTATGGACATATGAATCATCCATTTGATATATCAATGAATCTTACATTTGGTGATTTAAAAAAGATTATCAATAACGCTTTGGATGGTAAGTTAGGAGTTGTAAGAGAAAAAACCGATGGACAAGCATTAGCAATCAGTTGGAAAAATGGTAAACTAATAGCAGCTCGTAATAAAGGACATTTAGCAAATGGTGGAGAGATTTGTATTCAGCAATTAGTGGATTAGGAGAGAAAGAAAGACAGAGCATATTCAAAGATGGTTCAGCGTTTTGTAATTTAGAGGTAATCTATCCACAAAATGCAAATGTAATTCCTTATGGGCAAAATCTATTGGTATTTCACAACGTTGTTGAATATGATGAGAAGGGAAACGCAGTTGGGGCTGTAAAAGGTGCTGAAAGTAAATTAGCATCGATGATTAAAAATATAAATAAGCACGTACAAAGTACATATACATTACAAGGCCCACCAATTACTAAACTACCAAAAGATGAAAAGTTGAGTTCTCAAAAAGGAAAATTCAATGGTATGTTATCCAGATTACAATCAGAATTTGGATTATCTGATAAAGATGGCGTAGCAGAATATCATTATGCTTGGTGGATGAATTTCGTAAATAAATCTAAAAAAAATCTTGCACAATTAGAAAAAGAAGGATTGGCAAGAAGATGGGCATTTGATAACAAATCATTTACAATTAAATCAATTGCAGATGAAGATGCTAGAAAATGGGCAGATGGGGTTGATAAAGATGCAAAGGATAAAATTATGAAAGGAAATCTTCGTAAATTTGAAGATATCTTTTTAGGAGTTGGTGCAGAAGTATTATCATTTATGAGTTCAGTACTAACCGCACAGCCTGATTCAGCATTACAATCTATAAAAGCATCATTAGAATCATCAATATCTGATATTAGAAATGGTGGTAGTGAAGCTCAAATAAAAAGATTAGAAAAAGAATTGGCTAGATTAAATGCCATTGGCGGATTTGAAAAATTAGTTCCAAATGAAGGATTAGTATTTTTCTACAAAGGAAATACCTATAAATTAACCGGCACATTTGCTCCGTTAAATCAAATTTTAGGAATTTTTAAGTTTGGAAGATAAATTATATATATATGTATATATAAATAAGTTATAAACAAATAATATTATGGCAAAGAGAAAAAGCTTTGAAGAAAAAAATAATTATATTCACCCAACTCGTAAAAAAATTATAGATACGGTATTTGGTAGAGAAGATAATATACAAAGAGTACATGGTTATGAAGGTGATGTTGAAACTAAACGAGAAGTTGGTGAAGTATGGACTGACAAGGAAGGAAAGACATGGGAACAAAAAGAAGGATATAAAATATCAGTATCACAATTAGATGATGTTAGAGCATATTTAGAAAAATTAAATAATTGTCAATCTGAAAATTGTAATACTATACAATATAGTAAAGCAGATAAAACAACAATTCGTAAAACAGGATTATGTATAACGTGTTTAAGGAAATTTGAACATAGTTTAAAAGAAGATGGTACATATCCTTTTTATGAAGATTATAAAATAACAAATAATCAACTATCATATGTTACAGATTTGAAAGCACAATTTGAAGAAGCGCTAAAAGGTGTATCTCAAACATTGGAGTTCGTAAACGAAGATGGCAGTATTCAAAAATGGCATTATGAAGTTGATATAGAAAAAGTAAAACAAGATTTACAAAAAGATATCGATGGTGCTACCGAAGCAATTAAAGCTCTATTGGAAAGGAAAGCAGCATTAGAAGATAAGTTATGTGAATTAAATCACCCAGAGCTTGTAAAAAAATAGAATTATGAAAAAATTATTGAATTTCAAAAACATTGCTATCGCAGCATTAATCATTTACATTCTTTTACAATGGTTTAACCCAGGTGGTGTTATGCCAGGTGGAAGAACGATTCGTATTGAAGGTAAAAAATACGAAGTTATTAAACACGATATCGATACTATGGAAGTAGTAAAAACAAAAGTTGTTACTAAAAAAGGTGAAGATATTTATCACGAAGTAATCGTAGAGAAAGAAGTACAAATTCCTGCAGTAGTAGATACGGCAGCATTACTAAAAGATTACTATTCAAAAGTATTATACAAAGATGTATTGGTATTGCCTGATTCATTAGGAACTGTGGCTGTAACCGATACAATTTCACAAAATAAAATCTTAGGTAGAACATTTGATGCAAAAGTAAAAGAAAGAACAATCAAAGAAACTCTTATTGTTAAAGAGCCAGCTAGAAACCAAGTTTACTATGGTTTAAATGGTGGATTTAACAAAGCTGATGTTGTTTCTTCAGTTGGAGCAGGTATAATGTTAAAAACTAAAAAAGATAAAATATATCAATTTACTTTGGGTGTAAACAATAGAGTTGTAGATGGTACTACTGGTGGTTTCTCACCATACGTTGGGTTTGGTACTTATTGGAAAATCAAAGTAAAAAAATAATGAGTAATGTAGTTCAGCAAAATACTAAGAACTTAAAGCAGATTATTGCTGAAGAATACAAAAAGTGTGCTTTAGACCCAATACACTTTATGAAGAAGTATTGTATCATTCAGCACCCTACACGTGGTAAAATTCCGTTTCATCTATATCCGTTTCAGGAAGGATGTTTAACGGATTTTAAAGAAAATCGTTTTAATATAATTCTGAAATCTCGTCAGTTAGGTTTATCAACCCTATCGGCGGGCTTTATTCTTTGGAAGATGATATTCAACCAAGACTTCAATGCGTTGGTTATTGCAACTAAAGTAACTGTTGCAAAGAACTTAGTGGAGAAGGTTAGAGTGATGCACGATTTACTTCCCATATGGTTGAGAGATGGAAGTAATAGTTCGGTTGAAGATAACAAATTATCACTTAAATTAAAGAATGGTTCGCAAGTAAAAGCAATTGCATCTTCTCCAGATGCCGGACGTTCTGAAGCCCTATCCCTATTGGTTGTGGATGAGGCTGCATTCATTAGAGATATAGATGAAATTTGGTTATCAGCACAATCTACCTTATCAACAGGTGGTTCGGCAATCGTATTATCAACTCCAAATGGTGTGGGTAACTGGTTCCATAAAATGTGGGTAGAAGGTGAAAACGGAACAAATGGTTTTAATTGTATTAACCTACATTGGACTGTTCATCCTGAAAGAAACCAAGCGTGGAGAGATGAACAAACTCGTATTTTAGGAGTTAAAGGAGCAGCACAAGAATGTGATTGTGACTTTATTGGTTCGGGTGATACTGTAATCGACCCGGCACTATTAACGTGGTATAAAGAAACATACGTTATGGAGCCCGTAGAAAAAAGAGGATTCGATGGAAACCTTTGGATATGGGAACATCCTAATTATAATAGACAATATATGATATCCGCCGACGTGGCGAGGGGTGATGGAAGTGACTATTCTACTGCTCAAATTATTGATATAGAAGATTCATCTCAAGTTGGAGAATATAGAGGAAAAATCGATACAAAAGATTTTGGAAATTTTTTAACCGCATTATCGACCGAATATAATAACGCATTACTGGTAATTGAAAACTCAAACGTAGGATGGGCTACGATTCAGCAAGTAATTGATAGGGGATATCCGAATCTATTCTATATGAGTAATGATTTACAATATGTAGATGTAGAAAG